CTTAAAGCTTTCTTTGCTTTCTTTTCAGTAATTTTTTTCATTTGATTTATTGATTGAGATGGATTTATTAATTATTATCCCTCTGCACTCAGTTGTAGCATAATGAGGTTTAAATGATATCTATGTAAAAGCCATTCTCTTTATACATAAATATCATCTCATTACACTACAACTGCTCACCCTTGGGAGCTGATTAATTGACGCTGATTTGAGGGTACAGCCAAACCTTAAAATTAATCAGGTGGTTTCACATCTTAGCCTGCAACTACTATCTTGCCCTACATCGTACTAAGAAGTCTTTATATCCACGTGAGTTGTGGTGCATTAAATAGTAGAGTTTCAACGATAGCCTCATATCTCTACTGAACCCCGCTTCTAGGGTTAATACTTTTAGTATCATCAGAAGGTTTTAGTTTTCTTACACTCATAAACCTACAATTTGAGAAGCCATTTACAGGAATTCTTTAGTTGTCCATGTGACCTTTTTATTTTACATGGTGGTTAACCCGTGGAATCAAGAACCTATCTAGTATAGGATTACCTGCATATCAGTGCAAGTTTTACCAGTTAAACTATAACTAGAATATCATCATTTCTCTGCACTCAGTTGTAATTACTCATGGTTGGGTTCTATTTACCAGAGCCAAGGAACATAGTTCTCCTACAGACATTAATCTATAGTTAGTTAATTACAACTGCTCACTCTTAGGAAGTGAGAATGGTGCATTGAAATTGTATGTCCATCCTACATGCTTTCGCATGCATCACGGATGGATTAAGGCACTACGCGGCCACATACAGTTTATTAATACATATCGTGGTAAGGTGTATGATATGTAATTTGGTCTGAACCAGGTACATACTTTTCAAACGTTACATCCGTACCCCTAAAGATAGACTTGCCTGTATATTTGTAGACAAGTTTAACCAACCACATAGGATAATCCCATACTCTCCAACCATTATACATGTATTGTAGTTTGAGGAATAGTAAAGAATAAGTATCTCTAGTGGTAATCCATTCGTAACTAGTGTACGTTGACACTATGTAAGTAGTCTTTCTGAATATCTTCATGACGATCTTATTTGGTTTTAATGAGGTCAAATATGACCCCTCCTTAACATAGTAATAAGTATACTATATAGTATCTATGTTAATGGGGTCAAATATGACCTCACTAGAAAACTTTGTCAAAATACTCTTCATTGTGAACGTAGTATTCACGAGCCGGGAAACTAGCCATCCACCAACCTATAAATACAGTGTATCCTATGAACCAACCCGGAGTTTGGATGATAACACTGTAAGGATGAAAGAGTAAACCTATGGTGGATAATAATAGGTAAAACAGAACGAATGCACCTACATAGATGCTGATAAGAATGATTGATTTCATATGTTTTTGGATGAGGATGAAAAACAAGCACGTAGTTTATGTAAAATGGCCCATCTTGCTTAAGGATTGGGTTGAAAACTGCCACTCTTACGAGCAGGCTAGAGATACCTTCTGTTGCCAGGCTGGTATTGAGCCCCGATCTTAATCAAATTCCTGCACTTATCCAGTTGGTTACGGCTTGTGACATGCTAATATTCCTTTGAGAAAGATTCTGTATCTCCTCAAGAGTCATAACATGTACGTCTCCGTACGTGTAAATACCATGGTCAGGATTAGTAGTGTAGACATCTACAATACCATTATCACCATAGTACTCATCACAGAGTTCCTGAACAAAAAACTTATTGGTGTAAGTTTTATAGTTCAGAGAACCGTAACAACGTAAGCATGTAAGATAGAAAAATCCATCTTTATGCTCACGCAACTGGGAACGCAGGTTGAAGATCTTTTCCTCTAAGGATTGAATCTCCTGGATCAACTGTTCCATTTGTTTTAATAATGTACCTATATGTATGTATATAGGATTACAAGACTTTGCTCAGAGCGCTTGTTATACTGTTCACCACTGAGGGCTTATTGCAAGTGTGACCCGTTACATACCACGTGCTGGTTAGGCTAAGTCTAATAGATAGTATGAACCACATACTAAATCCAACCACATCGTGCACAACGTGGTTAGTACGCAATTGTATTCATGAACATCTCTTTGTCTTTCTCCCACTGTTCTATGACTACTGAGATGACATCATTGATAGCAGACAACTCATCCTCACTTACGTCAGGATCATGTATAACTATGTTGCTAAATGATGTAAGACTAACGTCTAGACCTATAGAGGTAAGTCTTTTTATAATCTCAGGTGTTACACTGTGATTGTCTGGATGTATTTTAATTACATGCATAGTATATAGCCATATTATCCGCGGCAAACGGTTGGAAAAGTGAGGAACAAGACAAGATAAAGAATGTGAGAGAGGTTGTCATACCCCCCTCACACTCAGTCTAATAACTAATTACAACCAGTACTTTCTGGTTTAATCCTGGCATAATTCTAGCCAATCTAAGTTTCAGGTTAGTGAAACGTAGTTTAATGTATGCATACCAATTACGGAATACTTCCCAGGTAGCAAACATTAGAGTCTTAGATCTTTTCATGGGATCATAAGTTTAAATTGATGGATTAAACAAATTAAGTTTTTCCTTTACTACACCCAGTAGGGTTACAGGTTGACAAGTGCCCACCTGTCAACTCCTGTTATTACATACTCTCACACCTATTACGCTACTGCTATCACCTAGAGCGTAAGCCTGCTTTGTGCAGGTACATCGAATATGTAATAAAGGGAAGGCTCCCTAATTAAAGGGATGCCTTCGTGGTGAGAGGGCTAGTGCCGTCTCCGCTCGTGTTGACTAAACACGCATCTTCCAAGACTCCGTCAGGAATAAGGAAGGCCATCCGCCCGTCAGCGTCTATGTTCTGCTGGCAACGGAAAAACTCGCCATCACCTGTGAGGACGGAGAGTTTGTTGGTCTTAGCATTATGCACGATCTCTAGAGAGGAAGTACCGATTGCTTTCTTAAATTGTGCAATGCTAAGGAAGGTTACTGTTAAGGACTTTTTCATGATGCGAAAAGGTTTAAGTTTGTAAAATAATTTCAACTGCTGACCATAAGGGGGTAGGCGGCAGCTTCAGAAGAGGGTGGGGTTCCTTCGCGGTGTGCCCCTTACAACCTCTAGTATAAACCATTTTTTTATGGGGAGTAAAAATTTTAAAAAGTCCCAAACATAAGGAGGGGGTGCAAATATGACCCCATTAACAGGGAGCTATTAACACTTGTGTAAAAATAAAAATAAAAAATTTGTATGCTTTCCGTAAATTTGCTAAGTTTAAACCTGATAAACTACTTATACTAATTATGATACACACATGTAATATACATTGTCATACACTTGATCTAGAGAAGATTGAGATTATGGGGATTGAAGATGGCGGCCAATGGATTCCGTTTGCTTTCCATATAGGGATTGTGGTGGCATGTAAGCTCACTACGCCAGATGAAGACTCTCCAGCATTTAATTGCACAACAATTTTTACAGAGCAGGGAGACACGTATATTATTGATACTCCTTACATTGAGTTTCTTAAGCTTTTCATGATCCATAATAATACTACTCCTAAAGAAGAGAAAGAGGGGGATGATGAAAAGAATGATTTAGAATTTTAACAACCAAACAAAAAAACCATGAGTGAAGAACAACAAGAAAAAGCAGTTCCTACAAAAGAGGAGATTGTATCTTTTATGAGGGAACAGATTGAAGTGAAGAGTGTACAGCTTGAGCTTCAAGAGTTGAACACGGGCTTAGCTGTTTCTAGAGCAGAGGAGCTAAAGGCTCTGGCTTTCATTGCACAGATGACACAGCCGGGGGGAAGACCAGAGGGTGTTCCACATACACTGACGCAGGAAGATTTGGATAATAATCCAGAACTTGCTAGTGGTGGATTTAAGGTGGGGGATGAAGTGATTGTCCCTAATGAAGTTCCTGCAGAGAAGCAAAGAACATTAAAGAAGAACGCTTAATTTATTACAATGGCATTAGTTAATCAAGTAGATAAGAGAGTGAAGATGAGCACTTGGCAGATTGTCAAGTACCAGATTCTTACGCATTGTTATCTCTTTGATATACCAGCGAGTGAGGCAGACCTAAACTGCCTCACTTTTTTGGCCATGGAGGGAGAGCAAGAGTTAACGCATTTTTGTAATAAAGCGTATGATAAGAAGATATTTTCTAGCACACAGTCTGTAAGGAATTGTTTGACAAAGGCAGAAAAGAAAGGATTGATTAAGAAAGAAGGAAAGAATAAGAAAAAGATTTCTATCAATCCCACACTTAATGTGTATGCCAGCGGGAATATTTTATTAGATTATAAATTCTTAAGCGTTGAAGCCTAAAAAGTCTAAAGAATTAATTCCTAATGTTGCTAAGGACCTTGGTGTATCAGAGCAAATGGTGTCAGATGTGACATCCTTTTATTGGCATGAGATTAGAAAGAGTTTATCTAGCCTAAAGCACGCTAGAGTTCATGTCACCAACTTAGGGGATTTTACAATCAAGCATTGGAAACTAGATGATAAGATAGACATGCTTGAAAAGTTTAAAGAAAACTTTAGACAAAAAGGACTACAAGAAATTGTAACAAGATTTAGAACAGACGAAACCTTATTTGATTTAAAAGCCATTAGAGAGCTAATGAATGAAGAAGATCAAAGAAGGGATTTTATAAAACTACATAAAAACAACAATGAGCCTAAAAGAGAACATAATCAAAATTTGGAAATCAAAGGGGGCAATACTTGAGGGTGTAAAGAATTCTATATTTAAGAGAGAAGATGTTGAAGAGATTGCACGATATAGAATGCTTATGTGCAAATTGTGTGATGTCTATACAGAAGAGGATGAAGGATGCATGGTGCCCGGTACATCTCCATGTTGTAATCAACTAAAAGGAGGATGCGGATGCTCACTACAGTTTAAGACAAGATCACTTTCTTCATGCTGTCCTTTAGGGAAATGGGATGCTGAGGTGAGCCAAGAAGAAGAGGATATAATCAATCAAAAACTAGGAATATAAACACAATGAGCATTATCAAATTCACAGCACACGATCACAGTTACACAAGTTTAGATGAGAAGGACAACATTAAGTGGGTTTCTGTAACATCTTTTATTGGTAATTTTAAACAACCATTTGATGCAGACAAGATTGCGTTAAAATCTTCTAAGTCTAAAAAGTCAAAGTGGTACGGAATGACTCCAGAAGAAATCAAAGAGGCTTGGAACAACGAGTCTTTGCGTGCTACAACATTGGGTACATGGTATCACAATTGTAGAGAATCTGATATATGCTCTTTTGAAACCATGGAAAGACATGGTAAAACTATTCCTGTTTTTAAAACCATTGAGAATGAGGGAGTTAAGTTTTCTCCTAACCAAAAGTTAGTGGATGGCATCTACCCAGAACTAATGGTGTATTTAAAATCATCTGGACTTTGTGGTCAATCTGATCTAGTAGAGGTGATAGATGGACATGTACACATTACAGATTACAAGACTAATAAGGAGATTAAGACTGAAGGATTTACAAACTGGGAAGGAATCACTACTAAGATGAATTTTCCTGTAAATCATTTAGATGATTGTAATGTAAATCACTATGCATTACAATTAAGTATGTACATGTATATTATATTAAAGCACAATCCTAAATTAAAACCAGGAGTGCTTACTATACATCACATTGTATTTGAAACTGTAGGGGCAGATAAGTTTGGTAACCCAATCACCGCCCTTGATACAAATGGAGATCCTATTGTAAAGGATATTGTTCAATACACACTTCCTTATTTAAAGAGTGAGATAATTAGCTTGCTACACTGGCTAGAAGACAACAGAGATAAGCTAAAAGAAAAGCACTAATGGTATTAAACCACAACATTGATAATATAAAGTGTTTAGTAAGATTATCCCACTTCACAAAAAGGGAAGAGGATAAAGACACTTACCACAATGCTTATGCATTTGCTATTCAATCAATAGCAGGAAAGATCCTTACATTTCATATTATAACAGATTATGGGATGGTGAGAAGCAGGGTGCCGATTAGTGAGATATTTTTTTCAGAACCAACTAAAGATATTCCATTTCATTTTAAACAGCTATGGGATTGTTTTAGTGAAAATGTCTCTGTAATTTGTTATGATTACCTTTGTGAGAAAAGATGTCAGGTGGTGCTAAAAGATGGAAGTATGGTGTGGGCTAGTTATATGTTTACTATAGATTGGTATAGTAATCCTTATTCAGACGAACCTACAGATTATAAATGTGGACATATACTTATTGCGGACGATGGTTATTTTTTATGCCAACCAAACAATAGAATATTTTGGAAAGACTCTAATTGGGTTACAAAATCTTTTCCCATTGAACCAAAAGAAATAAAAGTTGATTCAGAACTACTATCTGTTGAGACAATTTCAGACAGATGGGTAAGCGATGATGGGGATTCATATTATTACAACATAACTAAAGAATAATGTTACTTATAGAAACTTATTTAGCAGAGTCACCTGGAATGGGGCTTGGCTTATTTACTAAAAACTTCATTAAAAAAGACACTGTAATATGGGAGTTTGTAGAAGGCTTTGACATAGAAGTGCACGTAGATGAATATAAAAACTTGAATGATGTTCAGAAGGCATTTATAGACAAGTACTTCTGGAAAGAAGGAGATTACTTATATGGTTCTTGTGACTACTCAAACTTTCAAAACCATAGTTATAATCCAAATTCTGTAGTGATAGGTGAAAAGATGTTAGCTGCAAGAGACATTTATCCACACGAGGAAATATTAGTAGATTATCAGACTTTTGATGATAACTTTGATTCTTATAAAGACATATTAAAATGATAAGATTATTTGATGTACAAAATGGTAAAGTGATTCCTAGTGAACATTGTTACACATTAAAGTTTTTAAAAGACATCATGGACGAGTATGGTGAAGAATCTACAAAGGTTTATGCATATTTGTTTTATATGACTTGCCCTAACCCAGATTTAAATCCTTTTTTTGATGTTCCTGAAACAGATAAAGAAGAGATTATTATAACAGAGGTGGATGGGGATTTTTCTACAGAAGATGATCTTGTAGTAAATGGATTAAGAATGTGCAAGAAGTTGTACGAAACACCTACATACAGAGCATATCAGGGCATCAAGATTGCACTAGATAACATGGCTGGGTTTATGGCCACTGAAAGAGTGACATCTGGTAGAGACGGATCTGCAACAGCTATTCTTAGAATTGCTGAAAGATTTGACTCTGTTAGACAAAGTTTTAAAGGAGTATATAGAGACTTGATGGAAGAACAACAATCACAAGTTAGAGGAGGACAGAATTTAGCATACGATCAATAATATTATGAGAGAACCAAACAGAGAACGTAAGTCAGAAATTAAATACAATGTTACGCTTAATGATGAGCAAAAAGAAGCAAAGCGTTTAATCATTGATAATCAGATAGTTATAATTACAGGAAGAGCAGGTAGTGGTAAAAGTTTAGTATGTGCACTAACAGCATTAGACTTCCTAAACAAAAAACAGTGTGATCAAATCTTTGTAACTAGAGCTACTATCGAGGTGGGGTCTTCATTAGGCTTTCTTCCAGGTACATTAGATGATAAGTTTAATCCCTATTTAGAAGCATTTCAGGAAAACTTAGTAAAGTGCACTGAAAAAGTTAGAGTGGAAAACCTAGTAAAAGAACATAAGATTATTGCCTACCCCGTACAGTTTATTCGTGGCAAGACAATTGATGACATTCTTGTTGTAGAAGAAGCCCAAAACCTTTCTAAAACAGAAATGCTAGCTATTTTGACACGTCTTGGTAAAACTGGAAAGATTATTATCAATGGTGATAATGAACAACAAGACACTAAGTATGGGGTAACGGGTTTAAGTTATGCAATTGAGCTATCTAAAAAGATTGAAGAGATTAAGTGGGTAAAGCTTAAAGAAAACCATCGTAGTGATATTGTGGGTAAAATACTAGAATACGAGTATAACTGTTAAATAGTACCATGTAGAGTGACGAAATTGGCAGACGTACCCACCTGTCTCGTGGGTGTGGAACAACTGATAAAGGAATTATCCCTAAAGTCCACTTGGTGGTTCGACTCCATCCTCTACAGCAAATGTTCCTAATACTAATGGAAAAATAATGTTTAAAGAAATACCTACATACGAAAATGGTAGTTGGAGTGTAACAACATTTGATACTAGAGAGGAATTTAGAGATTACCTCTTGTCTATTTTTAAGGAGCCTGGAAAATACGAGTTTAATGAGACTAGTAAAATTTTTAACGAAGAGGGTAGAAAGTTTCAGAAACAAGGGTTTTATTGTGCAGCTCCTGTAAAAACCAAAGATTTTATTGCATACTGGGACGATCAGAAAAGAAAATGTCGTAACGGCATTATTGTAAAAGACGGAGATTATTCATGGTATATAAGTAGAGACTACTACATGTGGCTTAACTTTCTTCCAATTTATGACAAAGAGGAAAAAAGATTTGACTTTGCTAAGGTGAGAGACGCACAATATCACATGGCGTTATATGAACATCTAGCTGAGATGCATTACAAACATGCCATCATTCTAAAAAAGCGTCAAATAGCGTCTTCTTATTTCCACATGGCTAAGTTGATAAACCAATATTGGTTTGAAGAAGGAGCTGTTTTAAAGATTGGTGCTTCTCTAAAGGACTATATTAACGAGAAGGGCTCATGGAAATTCCTTAATGAGTACAAAAACTTCTTAAATGAGCACACTGCTTGGTATAGACCAGCTGAACCAGACAAGGTGGGGGCATGGCAGCAGCAAATTAAAGTGAGGATTGGTGGTCGAGATACTTATAAAGGTTTAAAATCTACGATTAATCTCTATTCTTTTGAAAAAGATCCAACCCATGGTGTCGGTGGACCTGTAACTTATTTCTTTCATGAGGAAGCTGGTATTGCTCCAAAGATGGATGATACGTATGGATTTATGAAACCAGCTCTTAAGTCTGGTCACATGATTACAGGTCAATTTATTGCAGCTGGATCTGTCGGTGATCTTGATCAATGTGAGCCAATGAAGGAGTATATCCTACACCCAGAAGAGAATGGCTTTTACGGGGTAGAAACTGACCTTATAGACAAGGATGGAACAACTGGTATATCAGGACTATTTATTCCTGAACAGTGGTCTATGCCCCCTTATATTGACTCATATGGCAACTCTAAAGTGGAGGAAGCTTTAGAGGCTTTAGAAAAGGAATTTGATAAGATGAAAAAGGATCTTGATCCAGCAGCTTATCAGTTGACCGTATCTCAGCAACCAAGATGCATTGAAGAAGCATTTGCTACTCGTAAGATAAGTGTATTTCCTCCACACTTGGTAGCTAAACAAATGCAACGTATTCAAGATAGGCAGTATCCTATAGAATATTTAGAGCTTTCTAGAAATGCAGAAGGCAAAATAATAGATAAGCCATCTAGGAAAACACCTATTATGGATTTTCCTATATCTAAAAAGACAGAAGATAAAGAAGGTGTTATTTGTGTTTACGAAAGACCGCACAAAGATCCTACATTTGGGATGTACTACGCTTCTGTGGACCCTGTTGGAGAAGGAAAGACAACTACATCTGAATCACTATGTTCTATATACGTATATAAAAACCCTGTTGAGATTATTAAGGATGAAGGTAACGGCAAGGTAAAAAACGAGATAGAACGTGACATGATTGTAGCATCATGGTGTGGACGTTTTGATGATCTTAACAAAACTCATGAGAGACTTGAGCTTCTTATAGAATGGTATAATGCCTGGACAATAGTAGAAAATAACGTAGCTTTGTTTATTCAATACATGATTAGTAAAAAGAAACAAAGATACCTTGTACCAAAAGATATGATTTTGTTCCTAAAAGATATTGGAGCAAACAGAAACGTGTTTCAAGAGTATGGTTGGAAGAACGTTGGTACATTATTTAAAGGAAATGTACTATCTTACGGTATTGAATTCTTAAAAGAAGAACTAGATTACGAGACTAAAGAAAACGGAGACATTGTAAAAACAGTGTATGGTGTAGAACGTATACCAGATATAATGCTCCTTAAAGAAATGCAAGCTTATAGAGAAGGACTAAACGTTGACCGGTTGGTGGCATTTTGTGCTCTCATAGCCTTTGCAAAAGTACAGCAGAGTAACAGAGGCTTGGCTAAACGTGTGGAAGTTACAAAAGAAAACTTGGATAACTCCCAGAAATTTAGTAAATTAAACTTGAGCCCCTTTAGACATATTGGAGGTTCAAAAGGTAGTTCCTCTGGTATAAAAGCAACAAGAAATCCTTTTAGAAATATAAAATAATTATGTTAGATAAAGAACTTCATGCTGAAAAAGTAACTATTCTTTCTAGATTAATTAAAGAGAGCTCTCTTACATTAGAGGAGGCTCTTCTTCTTTTAAGAGAAGGAGAAGAAACACCTATTGAAAAACCAAACCCTAATCTTACAGGGTATATTTATACAACTGGTACTAACATAGGAACAAGTACTATTAATCCAACTAATAGAATGACCATTGGCTCAAATGGATCTGTAACTTTTAGTTCATCAACTGACTTAATTGCTGAAAACTCAGCTGACTTAAATAATTAAATATCATGCAGATATATAATGCTCTAGATCTCAAATCTGGTAAAAAGGCGGATTATAATAAAATGGGTACGCTTACCCAGCCTATCCAGTTTTTGCCTGAAAAGGAAAAAGATGATGAATGGAGAGCATGGAACCTAGATTGGCTAGAGTTCCAAGGTATGAAGCAACTTAGACGCAATGCTCGTAGACTTATGAAGAACTACAAGCTTGCTAAAGGTATTATTGATAAAGCAGACTACATTGTTGAGGAAGACAATGAAATGGCGGATCTTATTGATACGCTAACTAAAGAGGACGAGTCTGCACTAGAACTTAAGTTCTATCCCATTATTCCTAATGTAATTAACGTATTGTGTAATGAGTTTTCTAAGAGAAGCTCACGCATTATGTTTAAAGCCGTTGATGATATTTCATACAACGAAATGATGGAAGAAAAGCGTTCTATGATAGAGAAAGTTCTTCTACAAGACGCTGAGAGGAAAATGATGATGGAAATGATGGCAATGGGTATTGAGCTAGATTCTGAGGAAATGCAGAAAGCTACAGCTCCAGAAAGCCTACAGCAACTTCCAGAGATTGAAGGATTTTTTAGAAAAGATTATAGATCTATGATTGAAGAGTGGGCTACCCACCAGATGTCAGTAGATGAAGAAAGATTTAAAATGCAGGAGTTAGAAGAGCGTGGCTTTAGAGACATGCTTATTACTGACCGTGAATTTTGGCATTTTAAAATGAATGAGGACGACTATGATGTTGAGCTATGGAATCCATTGCTTACGTTCTATCACAAGTCTCCAGACGTTAGATACATCTCTCAGGGTAACTGGGTCGGTAAGCTCGATATGTTGTCTGTATCAGACGTTATTGACAAGTATGGATGGATGATGACTCAAGATCAGTTAGAGTCTCTAGAAGCCATTTATCCGGTCCGTTCAGCAGGATATGCTGTACAAGGATACCAGAATGATGGAACATATTATGATCCTACCAAATCCCATGATTGGAATACAGAAATGCCATCATTAGGATATAGACAATATGCTTCTTTGTACGACACTAAGTTTGGTACAGGAGATATTGTAGAGTGGATTCTTGCAGACTCAGAAGACACTGTAGACTTTGGTAAGTCTCACTTGTTACGCGTAGCTACTATTTATTGGAAATCTCAGCGTAAAATTGGACACTTGACTAAGATTACTGAAGAAGGAGAAATTATTCAAGATATTATTTCAGAAAACTACAAGGTTACAGATAAACCTATTTATAATACTACTATTTATAAACAAAAGTCAAAAGATAATTTAATCTTTGGTGAACACATTGATTGGATTTGGATTAATGAAACTTGGGGTGGTATAAAGATTGGACCTAACAGACCGGCATTTTGGGGTATGAATAACCCTGGAGGAATTAATCCTATTTATTTAGGTCTTAATGGTGGTAAACCAGGACGGATTCCTTTCCAGTTTAAAGGAGATGCAACACTTTATGGATGTAAGCTTCCTGTAGAAGGAGCTGTATTTGGTGATAGAAACACAAGAAGTATTTCTTTAGTAGACTTAATGAAGCCTTATCAAATTGGTTATAATATTGTTAATAACCAAATTGCTGATATTTTAGTAGATGAACTAGGAACAGTTATATTACTAGATCAAAACTCCCTACCTCGTCATTCTTTGGGAGAAGATTGGGGTAAAAACAATCTAGCCAAAGCTTATGTGGCTATGAAGAACTTCCAGATGCTTCCTTTGGATACATCTATTACAAACACTGAGAATGCTCTTAATTTTCAGCATTATCAAGTGTTGAACCTAGAACAAACTAATCGTTTGCTTTCTCGTGTTAACCTTGCTAGTTATTTTAAAAACCAAGCTTTTGAAGTGATTGGTTTGAACCCTCAACGCATGGGTCAAGTAATATCTCAGCAGCAAACTGCTACAGGGGTAGAGCAAGCAATGAATGCTTCTTACGCACAAACAGAACAGTATTTTATTCAACACTCTGATAATTTAATGCCACGTGTGCATCAAATGCGTACAGATTTGGCTCAGTATTATCACTCTAAGAAACCTAATCTACGTCTTCAGTACATTACTTCTAAAGATGAGAAGGTTAATTTTGAGGTTAATGGTACTGATTTATTGATGAGAGACTTGAATATATTCTGTACAACTAAAACAAACTCTCGTGCTGTAATGGAGCAACTTAAACAACTTGCTCTTAGTAACAATACTACTGGTGCTTCTATTTACGATCTTGGTAATGTGATTAAATCTGAGTCTATTGCAGAACTTACTGGTGTTCTTAAAAATGCTGAACAGAAAACTCAGGAGGCTAAACAGTCTGAAATGCAGCAGCAACAACAGATGCAGCAAGAAATGATTGAGTCTCAAGAACGTCAAAAGCAAATGGATATGCAGTTTAGAGCAGAACAAGCTAATCTTGATAGACAAACTCAAATTACTGTAGCTGAAATTAGAGGTGCTGGATATGGTGCTGCTGTGGACATTAACCAAAATCAAATGTCAGATTACCAGGATGCTTTAGAAGGTATTCGTAGTGAGCAGCGTTATCAGGATCAAATGAACTTAAAACGTGAATCTGAGCTAACTAGAAAAGAACAAGGAAGTCAAAAATTACAGATTGAACGTGAAAGACTTCAAACTCAGCGTGAGATTGCTGATAAGCAATTACAGATTGCTCGTGAGAATAAAAATAAGTATGACTCAGGAGGAAAAGTTTCTGGCAAGAAAGGGAAATAACTATAGCTCTATTATCCGCACCTTAGATAAAAAAGATGCGTTATACATAAATTTTTAAGATTTATGTTGTATATTAAATATGTAGAGATACACATAAAACCAAACAAAAATGAATGACAATCAAACAAATGTACAGACATCTGTACAGCAAGTAGATCTTGATATTGATAGTTGGTTAGGAGCCCCTGGTGCGGAAAGCATTGTAACTCCTTCTACTGAAGAAAAGAAAGAACAGAAGCCAAACATCTTTAGTCAGGGAAAGTTTGATACAAACTTTCTAGATGAGGAAGATGATGAAACTGAAGATGCAAAAAAGGATATTAATCCTGAAGCTGCTAAAACGTTTATTGATGATCTTGTAAATGTAGATGAGGAAGAAGATGATGAAGATTCTTCTAAGTCTAGAAGAGGAAGACCTAAGACAGAAAAGTCTGGATTAGTAGAATTTCTTAAGAAACGTATTGAGTCAAAGGAAATGTTTGCCTTTGATGACTACGATGAGAAGACGCAGTCTTTAGAAGACTATTTAAGTGGTCTTGGAGAGAAAGATGTTGAGGAGCTATGGCAAGCCAACATTGATAACTTAAAACAAGAAGTTGCTGCTAAAACTCCTCAAGAGTTCTTTGAATCATTACCTGAAGAGTTGCAATATGCAGCTAAGTACGTAGCAGATGGAGGACAAGATCTAAGAGGTCTTTTCCAAGCTCTTGCTCAGGTTGAACAAGTTCGTCAACTTGATCCTACTAATCAATATGACCAGGAAGGAATTGTAAGAAGTTATTTACAAGCCACTGGTTTTGGTTCAGAAGATGAGATTGATGAGGAACTGGCTACTTGGAAAGATCTAGGTGTACTAGAAAAAAAAGCCAAGCAGTTTAAACCTAAGTTGGATCAGATGCAAGAAGAGTATGTACAAGCTCAACTTGCTGAACAAGAGAATAGAAAAATTCAGCAGGAACAAGCTGCTGATGCATACATGAAGAATGTATTTGAAGCTCTTAGACCAGCCGAGATTAACGGACTTAAGCTTGATAAAAAGACTCAAGCTCAGTTATATAGTGGACTAGTTCAACCAAACTATCCTTCTATTAGCGGTAGACCAACTAATCAGTTAGGCCATCTTCTAGAGAAGTACCAGTTTGTAGAACCAAATTATCCACTTATTGCTGAAGCACTTTGGTTGCTTTCTAATCCTGATGAATACAGAGCTAATCTTGTAAAACAGGGCAAGAACCAAGCAGTAGAACAAACTGTGAGACAGTTAAAAACTGAGCAAGCTCGTAAGAATGTTTCTACTTATCAGGAAGAAGAAGATACAAGATCTAGAAAGATTGCTAGACCTGCAAACATATTTAAAAGATAGAAAAATTAACCCTTATAAAATTATTATTAACCCTTTAAATTAAACAGCCTTATGGCAACTCCGGTTTTGAACAATGGTATATTTCTACGGGATACCAGCTATCAGACTAGCTCACACGTAGACAGCTACCACCTTTCAAACTTGCTTAAGTCAGCAGAACCTACAGACCTTGGTCCAGTAGATTTGTGGGCAATGGCACAAAAAGTAGAAATGCCTTTGTACCAAATGTCTAGCTTTGGCGGTAAGAACGTTATCTCTGTAGATAACGCACGTGGTGAGTACAAGTGGCAGATTCCTGTTACCCAGGATCTTCCTTATGTAACTGAAGATATTGAATCAGGCAATGCCACTAAAGGTATTGATGGTCAGTCCTTCAAGATCAAATTGAACAAGCGTTCTTTTGGTCACGGTGATATTATCACTTATGACAAGTACAATGGTGTTGAAATGTACATCACTGCAGATGATATCATTCCTGCTGGTGACGGTTTTATCTACACTGTTCAGTTGGTAAACAATGACAATGCTAAGTTCTTGGATAACAAGTATCTTAAAGTTGGTACTAAGGTGTTCCGTAAAGGTTCTGCTCGTGGTGAGTATGGTGAAAGATTCTCTGACATCGGTAACATCAACGCTGGATTCCGTGAATTCTATAACTATGTAGGTGGAGCTGAAGCTCACGTTCATTATTCTGTAAGCTCTAGAGCTGACTTGATGATGAAAGGTGGAATGAAAGCTGATGGCACAGTTCCAGTTATTGAACTTTGGAGAAACTTTGACAAGAGCTCAGATCCTTCTGTTTCTTCTCTAGAAGACATGGCTTCTAAAATGGGTAAAGATTATGTAAAGAAAGCTTACCAGTCTGGTCAGTTGACTCGTACATTCTTGACTACTATGGAAGCTGCTCACTTGACCAAAATTGCTAATGACATCGAGACCTACCTAATGTGGGGTCAGGGTGGTAAAGTTAAGCAGGATGGTCCTGATGATATCCGTCTATCTGTAGGTCTTTGGAAGCAGCTTGATAACTCTTACAAGCGTATTTACAACAAAGGTTCTTTCAATCTTGACTTGTTTAAGTCTGAGATCTTTAACTTCTTCAATGGTAAAGTTGAATTCCAAGGTCCAGATCCTAAGCGTCAATTGGTTGTACAAACTGGACTTGGTGGCATGAAGCTTGTTAACGAAGCTATTAAGAAAGAGGCTATCAACTCTGGCTTGGTAATTAATGCTTCTGAAGTAGGTGCTATTACCGGTAAAGGAATGGATCTAAACTTTGGATTTGCATACACTCAGTACGTTATTCCTTTCTTGGCTAACGTTAAGTTTGTGTTGAACCCAGCGTTTGATAACATTCATACTAACGATATTGAGAACCCAATTATTGATGGTTTCCCATTGTCTTCTTACAATTTCATTATCTTTGATATTACTGAGAACACTAACGACAACATCTTCTTGTTGAAGCTTTCTTGGGATAATCAATTAAAATGGTTCTATCAGAACGGTACTATGGATTACATGGGACGTACTCAAGGCTTCCAGTCTTCTGGACAGTTCAACGGTTACCGTGTATTCATGACTCAAACAATGCCAGCTATCTGGGTTAAAGACCCAACCAAGGTGTTGAAGATTGTCATGAGAAATCCAGTTACTGGAGGATCATTCTAATAAAATAATATCTAATGCAGGGGGATTTAGGTCTCCCTGCTGAAGATATGCCAATGCCTCCCCGTAGATAGTCTCTGCGGGCCACCTATTGTACGCGTACCATGGTGATCACATGGGGAGCTCGCAACTCTCAATAGGTTCTAAACGTGAGGTCGCAAAATGCGACCGCTAGTTATAATAAAAACCAAATAAACCAAACATGAGCGGAGTAACAATCGTGGAGAAGTATCCACAAAACAAAAAGTCCACTATTGCCATTAGACCATTCTTTGATCCAATGGTAGATAACATGGGACTACAGAAGTATGGATTAAGTCTTTTTGATGGAGCTTTTCATGAGGAACAGCTAGCTTGTCTTGAGATTAACGGTATCAAACGATATATTACAGGATTGAATGAGTTTTCACCTGAAGTTAAAAATTTGCCTGCTGAAGATCAAGAAGCTAAAATCAAACAGATTAGAGTAGTAGTAGCTCAGTTAGAAAGAGAACTAGCTGCCAATGTTGTAGAACCTACTGATGAGCAGTTCTGGAACAAAATTAAATTAATGAAACCTGATAATTCAGAGTTTTGGGATAAGATTAAAATTAGATGCGGCAACGAACCTACTTATCTAGAACCTGATAAAGATCCATATGATTTAATTAGATTATATGCTATTGACGCAGGAGGATTTTCAATTGTAGCTAAAAGCTTGGAAGAAGCACGCAGAATGCCAGTTCCTCCAAAGTTTTATTTGGACAAGCTTGAAGAAACTGCATCAGTGCAAACAGAAGTTAAGAAGCTTCGTAATAAAGCTCTTTCTGAACTTCAGAAGTTGTTTGATAAGAATCAGAATAAGTTATTGTATGTAGCAAAAGTGCTAGATGCAAACAGTGCTCAGTATAAGAAGTCTACTCCTAATGATATTATCTATGACAACATGGATAAATACATCAATGGAGATCTTGTAGAAAAAGATAAGCGTAAAACCGCTCAGAGATTCTTAGATGCTGCTACACTTGATATGGAAACTTTAAAGATTAGAGCAATTGTTAAAGATTCATCATATTTTAAGTTTATTGCAACTAAAGCTGATGGGTTTATCTACCACATGGAAACTACAACAATGTTAGGACGAACTCCTTCTGATTGTGTAGAATACTTGAAAAATCCTTTAAACGAAGAGATTTTGGTAGACTTAACTAAGAAGGTTGAGAAGTATTGGAATCAATAAAAACAGTACCTGGATGCTTACCATAAGAACAGCATCCAGGTCATTATAAAATATGAACAACAATCTGTTACAAATTAAAATCAAGCAAAGGCTTAACAAGCTTAGCTCATTTGATTATGACAACATTGAATGTTGGATGATCCAAGAAGCTTTTAATAAAGCTCAGCTTGAGTGGGTAAGAAGAAGATTGCATGGGCTAAATGCTTTAAGAGAATCTTCTGAACAAAGTGTAACAGTAGTTGATGATGTTCAAATATTACTTACTGAAACAGAACTACGTGGTATAGAACAACTTAAGTTCTTTGAAACAGAAATTATTCCAGCTAATTACTTACATTTTGTAAGAGTTGGTGCTAATGTAAAGAATGATTGCTGTCCAAAAAGAGTGCTTTCTACAATTTATCAAGCTGAAGAAGCTAACGTAGATATGTTATTAGCTGATAGTTTTAAGTCTCCTTCATTTGAGTGGGCAGAAACTTTCTGCACAATTATTGGAGACAAGATTAGAATTTACACTAATGGTTTATTTACTGTACATGATGCTAAATTAGTGTATTACAGAAAACCAAAAGATATTCAGATTGCTGGATGCACAAATATTTCTACAGGACAAACTTTTCTAACTAATGTAGAATGTGAGTTAAAAGATGATATTTGTGAAATTATTGTAGATGAAGCTGCTGCTATTTTAGCAGGTGATATAGAGTCTATGAATCAGTACCAAAGAGAAGTTCAAAACGCACAAAGAAATAGCTAATGATGCAGAAATTACAAAGACCTAGTATGATGGGACCATGTGCTGAAACAGCAATGATGTTGGCTCATGCACAAGCTTTGACAACTAGCATGCATCAGTTGCATCTTAAAATTACTGGGCCTGGTTCTTATTCAGCTCATAAAGCTCTTAATGAATTTTATGATGCAATGCCAGATCTTGTAGACACTGTAGCTGAGCAGTATCAAGGAGCTCGTGAGAAGCTTTTAGATTTTCCAATGGTTGCTGCGTATAAGTGCAGTTCTGTACAGGAAGCAATTTCTCACATGAAAGATTTATATAATGAAGTAGTAGAATTACAAAAGATTATGCCTTTTTCTGAAGTAGTAAACCAACTAGATGAGGTGAAAAGTTTGATTTCTTCAACTAAGTATAAATTAATGTTCTTAAGTTAAAATTTATTTATTTATCTATAACCCTTAAATTTAAAAATTATGTATTTTCCTAATGCATTCCGCAAGTCATTCTTGCCTGCTAGCACTACACTTGCTAGCTCAGGATCAACTGCTGCTTTGTCTGCTGGACAGATTGGTTTCTTTGATGCCAAAACTTTCCAAGTAGTATCTGCTCAGGCTGCTCCATTTATTTTGGCTGAAGGTAGCCGCTTTGCTTCTGACAAAATTGGTCCCGTTCACGGTGGATACAAAGAGTCTAAGAAGTCTAAAGTGATTAACCCTAAGTATGTTAGTCGTCTTATTAAAGTGACTTCTGACGTGGCACAAAATCAAATTGTTTCTGTAGATCCTTCTGCAGCTACAATTAATAGTGACACTACTTATCGTCTACGTCTAGACATCAAAGGTTCTCCAGCTCTTCGTTTTTTGAGCCACAATCTTTACAAGACTCTAGATGCACACAGTGGTTGTGACACTGTTGCTGGTACTACTAACACTGTAGATCAGAACGTAATCTTGCTTAAGTGGAAAGATCAAATTAACGAAGCTCCTTTGTTGAAAGACTTTGTAGTAGCTAAAGTATGGAACAGAACTACTGCTTCTGTAGCAATTAACCCAACTGCAGCTTCTGCAACTATTGTTGTAGCTAACGCTGATGCCGCTCTTTTCCAAGTTGGTGAGAAAGTAGTTCATTCTTCTTTGGCACCAAACTCTTTGGTAGTTTCTGTTGGAGCAGCTGATTCAGCTAGTTCTGGTAATGCAAACGTTGTGTTGAGCAAAGCTGCTGTAAATTCTGCAGATGGTAATGCTGCAATTTTTACTGAAGTTGTAACTGGTACTTATTCTCCTCAAACTGTAGCTAATAACATTGCTGCTGTAGATTCTCACCTAGAAATTACTGCTGCTTATGTTGAAACTACTTTTGGTACTTGTACTTTCACTCCAACTGATTTTTATGGTCTTGAGCCATTGTTTATCTACACTTCTTTTGTAGATGAGTCTGGTGATCCTTGTGCTGTAAATGGTTTTGTATCTGCAGAGATTCAAGCTCCTAAGCAAGCATCTGGTCTTGGAGAAACTGTACTTCGTGAGTTGATCCTTGATGGACGTTATTTGCAACATGCATATCCTGATAGCTCTCGCGTAGATAGCCTACGTATGCGTGAGATTGAAGCTGATCCAGCTTTGGCAGCTGTTACTAGAACAGCTTTGTATGATCAAGTTTTGATCTTGCATAATGTTCCTCGTTTTAACAATCCTACTAGTACTTTTGATAATGATCAGTATTTGATCGTGATTCACGTACCTGCTGGTACTAACACTGATTCAATTACTAACTTCATTGTATCTAGTACTACTGCAGCTGGAAACGCTGTTGCTCTAGAGACTGTTTAAGGATAGTTGGTTTATAAACACTAAGGGAGAGGACACACGTCCCTCCCTTTTTGTTTTTGGACATGTCCCTAAAAATTAGTATATTATTATTGAGAACTTGTATTCTCTGATCTACATAAATATTTAAAGTTTACAGCTATGGCAAGCAAACACCAGCTAAGTTTAGAGCTTCCTGACACAAACAATATTAAGGTATTGCGTCTTTTTGACACAAGTATATATGCAACAAGCTTGCCTGTAGACTGTGGATCACTAAGAATTACCTCTCCTGGGTTTAATCTACCTGTAGGAATTGAAGTTTTACCTAACTTTAATATTGTCTTAAATGCGTGTAGTTTAGGACTACAACGCACAGCGTGTTCAGAAGCATCACAACCATTACCTGATGGTATTTATGTGATTAACTATTCTGTTAGTCCTAATACAAATGTTTTTGTAGAATATAATCATTTAAGAACTACACAAACAACAAATAAATATTTTAACTTACTTTGTGATTTAGAAATGGCAGCTTGTGAACCAGATGCTGACGTTAAAGAAAAGCTTGAAGAGTTGCGTTTAATCAAAAGTTTTATTGATGCCGCTAAAGCTAAAGTAGAATATTGCCATGAACCATCTGCTGGTATGGAATTATTAATGTATGCTCAAAAAAGATTAAATAAGTACACTACAGAGTGTGCGTAAAATAAAGATTTCATAAAAACCAACATATATGAGAACTTGTACAAATTGCGGGACCACAATTACATGTGGATGCCAAGACAGAATAGCTTCAAACGGTGTAAGAGTTTGTGCTAATTGTATTGGAAGTTATGAAGCTCAAATTATTTTAAATAATTTTTCAGCTTCTCTCCAAAACATATCATCATCTTCTAAAACAAATAGTGAAAATGAGAAACCTTCTCTCTAAAAAAGAAAAACACTATAAGCAGTTTGCAGATTCTTTAAGTAGAATTTGTAAAAAAATGCGTTATGGTATTGACTCATGCAGACCTGATCTTGATGACGATCTTATTGAAATGAGAAAGCAGATAGTAGATTGGCAAGCTATTGAAGATGAAGGAGCTTTATCTCAAACTAATATCAATTATACAACCTGGTTACCAATTAGTTACAGAAATGATACTTCTGTACAATACGATACTAGTTATGATATTTGGGGTCCTGGTTATTATAAATCAAACAGTGCTACAGGACCACAACAAGTTGGTGTAGGTTATACGTATGGCAATGGGACACAAAACATTATAGAGGTAAATTCTGGAGGTTGTTTGACTAGAATTAATTTAAACCCGGCTATTACAATTAGTCAAAATAGTTCATTTGTATTTACACAACAAACTCCTTCAACAGTTTGGGATATTGTTCATGGTATGAATTTAGCACCAAATGTAAGAACAGAAGATTTAACTGGTACTGATATAAAAGGTGTTATTGAAAATATAGATAACAATAGGCTAAAAATTTATTTTAATCAAGCTGTAGCAGGTAGAGCATACTTATCATAATGGCATTACAGAAGATATACGTAGATTATGATTTTAATAAGAATAGTATTCTTAATGCTAAGTTACAACCTGTAACTACTGCAGAAAGAAATGCTTTAGCATCTGGGTATAATTCTAATGATGCTGGTATTATTGTATATGACACTACACTTCAATTAGTATTTTCTTGGGATGGTAATCAATGGGATCAAGTAAGTATTTCTTCTACTCAAATAGCTCAAATAGCTGAAGCTTTTAATAAAACTGTAGTTGATATTACAGTAACTGCTGATAATGAAAATAGAACTATAATACTTACATATAGAGATAACCTTTCTATACAAGACACTTATAAGTTTTCACATATTCATAATCAAACTGTATCATCTTCCACGTGGAACATTACACATAATTTAAATAAATACCCATCTGTTTCTGTAGTTGATTCTAGTAATGAAGAAGTTATTGGAGAAGTTCAGTATACCAATGCTAATTCTTTAGTAGTTAAATTTTCTGCACCATTCAGTGGAAAAGCATTTGTGAACTAATTATAATATAAATACTATGTCTAAAAAGTTTTTAACCAATCTGGATCTAACGCAAAACCAGATTTTAAACGTAGCGGTACACAACAAAGTTGGTCCACCGTCTAGTCCAGTAGTTGGTCAAATCTATTTTGACACTACTCCTTCAGTTTTAAGAATGTTTTTCTGGGATGGTACCCAATGGGTTGACATGTCAGGAGACATCCAAGATGTTCTTGGTGGTGCTGGTCTTACAGCATCTACATCTTCTAATGGAGATGTAATTACATTAGATGTTAACGTAGATAACGCTACTATTGAAATTAACTCTGATAGTCTTAGAGTTAAAGATCTTGGTATTACTACTGGTAAACTAGCAGATTCTGCAGTTACAACAATTAAGATTAATGCTAATGCTGTTACTTTTGATAAGTTACAACAGATTGCTAATTTAAGAGTAATTGGTAACGTATCAGGAGCTACTGCTAATCCAGCTGAAGTTACCATTATCACAGATATGGCTAACTCTAGTTCTACTACACTTGCCACATCTACAGCAATTAAAACTTACATTGATGCTAACGTAGGTAGTTTAGGCAATTTAGAAGGAGCATGGGATGCATCTAGTGGTTCATTTCCTGTAGGTTCGAGTCCGGTTGCCGGCACTAAAGCTGGCGATTATTGGTACGTATCTGTAGCAGGAACAACAGATAGTGTAGCATTTAATGTAGGTGATGTAATTGTTGCTAAAGTTAATAATGCATCTACATCTTCTGCTGCTGATTGGATTCAGTTAGAAGTTAATAGAGATCAAGCTACTACTACAGTATTAGGTCTTGTTTATCTTGCTACAAATGCAGAAACACAAACTGGTACAGATACAAATAAAGCAGTAACTCCCGCAGCACTATCTTCTAGAACAGCTACAGAAACTCGTACAGGTATTGCAGAAATTGCAACACAAGCAGAGACTGATGCAGGTACAGATGATGCTAGAATTGTTACTCCTTTAAAATTAAAAACTTTATTAGATAACAGAACCGGTGGTTATGCCGCAAATATTGGTGGAGCAGGTACTTCCTATGCTTTATCTCATGGTCTAAACACTGTTGATGTAATTGTGATGATTAAAGATAATACAACACTTGAAGAAGTATTTACAGATGTAGTAATTACAGATGCTGCAACAGTAACTGTAAGTTTTGCTGTAGCTCCTTCAGCCAATGCGTATCGTGTAATCATCAAGAAATAATAAAATCTAAATGAAATTTCTATCTGACGTACTAGCTAAAGCTGGTCTGGTAGTAGATGGCGTAGTTACATTTAATAACACAGCTACAGGTCAGACACCAGATGCTAATGATAATTCTACAAAATTAGCAACAACAGCATGGGTAAGAACATTTGTTCAGCCCTATAGTTTACCTATTGCATCAGCTAGTTTACTAGGTGGTATAAAGGTAGGAAGCGGTTTATCAATTGATTCTGGCACTGGAGTATTATCAGTGACAGGTGCAGGTGCTGCATCAATTAAGTCTACACAAACTTTTATCGCCACTGCTGGTCAAACAGTTTTTACTGTATCCGGTGGTTATACTCCTGGACTTATTGACGTATTTTTAAATGGTGTATATCTATCTCCTAATCAAACAACTGCTACCAATGGTACAACATTTACTCTTGATGATGCTGCTGCCGTTGGAGATATTGTAGACGTAATTGTTGCTAGTCCAATTTATCAAGGCTCAACAATTACTACAGATCAGTTACCAGAAGGAGTTGTAAACCTATATTATACAAATACCCGTGCAAGAGCGGCAATTTCTCTTACAGTCAATGGTACATCAGGATCTTCTACTTATAATTCAGGTACAGGAGTATTAAATGTACCAACATATACTTTAGCTGGTTTAGGTGGAACACCTGCATCTAGAACACTCACTATTAATAGTGTAGGTTACGATCTTTCTTCTGATAGATCATGGACTGTTGGTGATGTAAGAACTGATTCAAGTTATTCTAATCCTTCGTGGATTACATCTTTAGTTTGGTCAAAGATTTCTGGTACTCCAACAACATTGTCTGGTTATGGAATTACAAACGCATACACCCAGGCTCAGGTAGACTCTTTGTTGAGCGGTTACGTTACTCTTGCAACTGATCAGACTATTACTGGCCTTAAAACTATTGTTAGAAGTGGTGATGTATTAAACTTTAAGATTGGTTCTGATACTCTTTATGGATTGAGGGTTGCTTACAATCAAAATGAGCTTGTTGCAAATGGAGAAGCTACATGGAGCTTTGTAAATACCTTCAATAGAAATGGTAGCGGTTTTGAAACAACTCCTATTTCATTTTTTAGAGGGGTACTTGTTACAGGAGAAAGACTTTTAAGTGCGTCTATTAATTCAAATCTTTTAGACTATTACTCAAATAATCCGTCTGGTAGATATCCTGTTTATGCTTACAATACTGGAGTACAGCAGTTTTCTACTGGTATTATTGTTGGAAAGACTGCTGGAGTTGTTAACGCTGCAACAGGAGCAATTGCTGACCTACCATCAGGTGTAGTTGCTAACTTTAATGGAAGAGTTATTGGTAGTAATGCTGTAAACTCAAACGAATTTGTTGCGCTTGGTCAACTTAGTAGTTATGTACCAACATCTAGAACTCTTACCATTAATGGTATTACTTATGACCTTACAGCTAACAGATCTTGGTCTGCACTACCGGTTGGTGGTACAGCTGGTCAATTATTAGCTAAGGTAGATGGTACAGATTATAATGCTCAATGGATAAATGAAGCTCCTGCAGCTTCTTATACAAGTCAAGTAAAGCATCGAGTAAAATCTTCTCAAGCTATAACTAAAGGACAAGCTGTATATGTATCATCTGCTGATGGTACAAACATGATTGTTTCTAAAGCTTCTAATGCAACAGAAGGAACTTCTAGTAAGACAATGGGTCTTTTAGAATCTACAGTAGC